TTTATAACATTTCCCTGAGGCACTTCGTACAATGTGCCGCCGCCTGTTGATACAGCGGTTATTTCGCCTGTATGCACAATGCCGTCAAGCTCGGTCGTTATCTCTGCGCCCATCTGCTTTGAAAGCCATATCGACAGATTTGTGATCGCTTCACTGTTGGTCATGCGCTCAAAGTCGTTTATGCCGCTGAACGTTGAGTACAAAATAAAACTGTGCTGCCGTTTCTGATTTCCGAGAATATCTTCCGACAAAAGCGAATCACCAACGGAAGAAAGCCCGTATGAAGTCGGTGTATTCCCTGCAAAATCAATGTTGATATCATTGCATACAAGAGCAATTTCGGGAAACTGCAAAAGCATTTCTTTTGTTTTCTCAATAACGTTTATACCGATCACCTCAGCTTCTTTTTTACGCCCTCAAATATTTCGTCTTTGTATCTGCGTTTCATTGTTTCAAACCACATTCTTGTTGCTTTCGGGTTGCCGCCTCGCTTGTGATTTTTCTCAGCGTAATAGTCGCTTTTAGCAAACGGAGATGTGTATATAATAACTCCCGGCTCGGGTATCTCTGCCGAATCCCTCAATTGACCTGCGTTTTTATACTTCGGCAGGGCTACGGGTACAAACTCCGTCATTCTTTCAAGGCAAGTGCTGTCAATGTAATTCTGCGCCTCGGTAAACTTGTTTTTTCTGAATTTATCGCCTATCCATTGAAGTATTGCTTTCACGCTTACACCGCCTTTATCTCGTAATCGGGAATACTGCCGTATAAAACGCTTTTGACCTCGTTTATTACCGCATATTCGGGGTAAAGCTGCCTGAATTGCGCCATGCTTTGTGATTCGGCTTGCTGTGTGCTTGTGTCAAAAATAAAATCAATTGCGTTTATTACAATAATATCGCCCTGCTTTGGGCGGTAATTATCGGCTCTGTATTTGTCTGCGTATATGCGAACGGTCAAAAAGCCGCTGGTTTCATGCGTGCCCGTTTTTGTACTCTCCGTGCGTTCGTCAAAGAAATATACATTTTGAAAAACGTGTTTTGTATACGTATCACTTTCGTATACGGTACAATCCCCCGTTACATCAAGCTTTTGTACGTTTACTTGTTTGTGCCAGAACAGCGGAATATTCTCCTCTATGCCCTGCAAAGGCACGCCGGCTGTACGCCATTTCTGCCCGAAAAATTCAACGATCCTGCTGTCCCAGTCGTTTGTATCGCCCTTTGGTATCCCGAGCATTAAGCCTTGTAATACTGTCGTATCTTCCGATCTATCGGCTGTATTCGTTGTCGGCTGTCCTGCAAGCACATTGCTTATCGTTTGAGCTGTACTGCCCGAATACAAAAGAATATCAATTCCCTTGAGCATTTGTTTCAAGCTCATACACCTCCATAGCTCCGTACCGCTGTCTTACGATACCGAGGTCTTTTAGCTCGCTTCGGAGAAAATAAAGGCTCTGCCCTGCGTTTAAGTACGTCATAGACACAGCATACCCCATCCCGCTTTGGCTCGTTTGCGCCGCCGTTAAATCGCCGTCGGAATACGTCTGCAAGGCTCTTTTCACGCTGGTGACTATGACCGACTTTACAGCCGTTTCAAGGTCTTCGTCTGCCTCTATCATAGCGTCTAAATCTTTGCCATACCGTTTCGCCGTAAGCCTGAGCTTTGCGCAGGCAGTGTTGATAAGGCTTTCTGCCTGCTCCTGCTCATGTGCGGTAAGATTTGCCGAAAAAAGTATAACGTCACTTAAAGCCGCATATACCGCACCCATTAAGACGCCGCCTTTATAAGCGCAAAAGCGGCAGGGTCGAGTATACCCCAGCCGAGATACATTTCACCTCTGATGTAGATTTGGTTGTGCCCTTTAAGATCGCCGAGTGTTGCGTCATTATCGGGGTTGCCGTACTTGATGATCTCGATAGGTATTTCTTTTGCATATCCCCAGCGGAAGCCGTTTGTAAAGTCACCCACAATAGCCCTGTCGAGTGAGGAATTTGCGGAAAGATTTGATGTTGTTTCTGCCCTCAAACCGTTGATAACACTCGGGCTGCTGCCCCATGCAAGCTCGGGGTAAAGCTTTGCGCCGTCGTCTGTTCTCTGAGCCGCAAGGGAGCTTCTGAAAGCAGGTGCGAAAATAATGCCGTTTACGTCACGCTCTGCACTCTGCACTATTGCGATTGCTGATTCTACATTGTCATCGGGTGTATCAGCGGCGGCAATTGTAACAACGGAGCTGCCCGTCAGCTGGCTGTCAAAGTTGTTTGTGCCGATAATTGCCGAAGCCTGCGCCGTTCTCGGGTTGATACCGTGAAAAGCCATAAGATCGAGACCCTTAGCTGCTTTTCGTGCAAAGCCCTCTGCGAATACCGAAAAATAATTCATCTGCACTTCTTCCGTTGCATACAAAAATTCGTCCGAGATACGGCAGCCGTACTCGATTTTAAGCGGGATTATAGTTCTTGTGCCAACAGTTGCGCCGCCTACGCCCTTTGCACCGTTTTCGGCAACAATATCAACCTCTTTGTCCAGCGTGAACGTAAATTCTTTGGTACCGTTAAACGGTATAGGGGTTGAACCGCAAAGCTTTGCGATAGCCGACGCTCCCGTTGTATTCTGTACAAATTCGGGAATAAGCACCTCGGGAAAAAGATTCCCTTTTGATAAAATACTGCCCATAAATATTAAACCTCTCTTATTCGTTATTGTTTACAAGCGAAGCCGTAAATGCTCTTAAAGCGGACGTTTTGCTGTCGTCTGTGCCGCTGTCTGCGTTTCTCAAAGGGGCGGTTTTTTTTGCGCCGCCGATATACTTTGAAAGTGTTTCAGCGTCTTTTCTTATTTCGTCTTCGGTACTGCCCGAAAGTCTGCCCGCAAGTTCAAAGGGTATGCCTGTTTCGTGGGCGATTCTCGTTTTTACCGAGGCGGTCTCGTAGCCCTTGATTTTCTCCTGCATATCCGCAAGCTTTATATCGTACCCTTGATATTTCTTTGCGTCTTCTTCGGCTTGCTTAGTCATTGCGCCGAGTCTTTGTTCATACTCGGTCACCTTTTGTTTTAAATCGTCGTAATCTGCGTATTTTTTTCCGACTGTTTCACGCTCGCGGCGAAGTCTTTCTGAAATAGCAGCGTCAAACTTTTCTTGTGTGTCTATAATTTCAAATGGCATATTTATTCCCCCATATTATCCCTGTGGTATCAGGTCTGTTTATACAAACAAAAAGTCAATAGCTGACTCTTTGCTTTTTGCGTTCTTTAGCGTTTGCGCAGGCATAATGGGCAAGCGTTATACTTTCAAGCAGAGATATGTCCGCACCCTCCAAAATAGAGTTATAGCCAAACCCTCCGCCCGTGCCTATGCTTCTGTGTTCGCTGTTTGATACTGCCTGTTCGAGTGCGGGCTGCGCTGCGTGACAGATCTTACCGGCAAAAAAATTTTGCTCAAACTGCGTGTTAGCCTCAATAACTTGATATACTTTCGGCAGTGTAATTTTGCACTTAATGCCTGCGTTTTTCATATCCTGTTCAAGCAATGTCTGACCGTTTGCGCCGTCAATGATAACGTGCTCACACTTTGGATTTCTCAAATACTCGATTATCCAACCGTTACCGTCTCGGGTGCTGCGGCAGTCTATCGCTTCAACAAATATTTTTTCGCCTGTTTTTACGGCAACGGACAAAGAAACGGTATCTTTGACTTTTGCGTACTTTACACCGAAGAAAAGCTTCGTATCGGCAGTGATAACAGGCTTTTCTTTTGTTTCCGTTTCCTGCCACTCCTTGCGGCTGATAGCCGATTTTTGGTTGTACCGTATCCACAGCCCCAAACGCTGAATGTTATCGTCCGTGCGTGATGTTACGGGGTCGCCCAGTTCGGAGCGAATCGTTCTCTCGGACAATATCGTGCCTAAAGACGGGTTTGTTTCATACCACAAATCAACATTGTGTGCGTCCGTCATTTCGGGAATGCTCCACTCAGCCCAGCCCGAATCTTCGTTGTTTCCGCTTAGCGTATTCCTGCGGAAATTGAGAAACACCGTACCGGAAGATACCGCCGTCGGAGGTGTTCCGCACATGAGCGTCTGAGGGTTTTTGCTGTCGGTTACAACGTATTTCAATGCCGTTTCCTGATCTGCTGTATACTCCTGCGCCTCGTCAATTATAAGCAGGTCGTAGCCCTCGCCGAGTCCGCCTTTTGATGAACGTGTGCGAAAATTTATTACACCGTCGCCGTCAAGCCATTCTATGCGTTCAAGCCCGAATTGCTTAGTTGTTTTGAAGTCCTCTTTTTCGGTATAGCCCATCTTTGACAGACGTTCGATTACTTTCTCCCACGTTGAATGAGATGTTGTTGTCCTGTGCGCCGTGTGCAAAACTCTCTCGCCGTGGATAAGCCCCCAGCACTCACGCATTATGAGTATTTCGCTTTTGCCGTTTCGCCTGGGAACGGAGTAACCGAACTGCATATGACTCCAAAGCCCCTCGGAATTTACAGCCATAATGTCGTACATCATAAGCTCCTGCCACTGTTGAGCCGTTCTGCCGGATTTGTTGTAAAGCTCTATCGCCTGCCCGCCCTTTGTGTCGCTGTACGGCAGTATCAGGGAGGTTGTAGGGGTTTGCCGTCCGAGTCTTTTCTCGGTCATGTTACCCCTCCTTGATTATGGCTCTATGTCTGCGGTGCGGTCGTTACCGTTATATTTAGGGTACTGCCGTTTGACAGCGTCGCAACGCCGCCTGTAATTGCGCCCTCTGTTGCGTAAAAAGTTATCGCCGTAACGCTTGCGCCGGTGTCACCCTTTGCGCCCGTAATATCGAAATTATCTTCAATACTTTCAAGCACTGCCGAAATAGTTTTTCCGTTTGGTTCTGTCTGTTCTGTACTGCACTTTTTGCCGAGAGCCTTTAATGCGTTTACCGTTCTGCCCATTTTATCACCTCTTTTTGTTTTCGGGTATAAGAAAAGCACCTCAAACGGGTGCTTAGTCTTTCGGTTTATAACGGCATTTTCCTTTGTGATATGCTCCGCACTTTTTGCGTTTGCATTTGCCGTATTTGTAGTATGTTCTTGTAAACGTTGTGCCGCTTTTGAGTGTTTCCTCGCTGTCGGGTGTTTCCTGCCAATGCTGCACTATTGTTTCTTCTTGTATGTTGTAGGGGCAGATCAAGCGGTATCACCTCCAAACAGCTATTTGTTCAATAGCGGCTCTCGCTTCGAGTACGGCAATATACTCGCTCATCGCTTTAAGCTGCATATTGTAAGTGCTTTTCGGACATATTGGTATAAAGCTAAGATTATCCCAGTTATCTACCATATTCTTAAGCTTTTCAAATCTGATTACAAGCTGTTGATACTCTGCTCTGAATCGGTCTTTGTAATTATCTGATTGCATAAGCTGTACAGTGTCTTTCAATTCCATTATTTCACCTCCAAAATGGTAAAAGAATACCGCTCTCGTTTGAGGGCGGTTAGTTTTTTTATTAATACCACATTATTAATCGTTCTTGAGGGCAAATTTCCTTTTTTGATATTCTTTCCAATTCTCGTTTTGCGTGTGCAATATGAGATTTACAATATTCATAACCTTTTGGTAACTCATACGGCTGAAATTCGTCGGACTTAATATTATAAATCAATTCAAACGGTATCGTACAATCCTCAACAAGTGCCATACAAGAGATTTCGTTTTTATTCTTTTTTATTTGAGTTAATTTTATCATAATACTCCCTCGCTTCTCTTGAATAGTCAAATTGTTTTGAAGTTATTATATGTGCTTCATCTTGGCTGTATCCTTGTTGCATAAGTTCTCTTTCCATTTTCTCGTGATTAAGTAATGTTATGTCATGCGGTTGGATATTTTTCCCGTCAATCAATCTTTGCCAAGATTGAGCCATTTCAAAACTCGAATCAAAATACTTCAGTTCTCCGCCTAAGTCATGTTTCTGCATAAACACAAAATCTTTTATTTGCGCTATCAAATCTACGCTAAAACCAGTGTTTTGTGCGATACGGTTTACATCATTTGTCATGTGTCTAACTGATTCATAATACCTTTCGGCATGCTCCAATGCCCTTTTACTTTCAGGATTTAATGCTCCACTTATTGCTCCTGATACTATTATACCACTCCCGCCCGAATTTGCAACCCCACTCAGCACTTGATTCTGTAAATTTTTCGCCTGCTCTTTTGTGAACCTTGTCGGCTTTGGTGTGCTGTTCAAAATCTCTTTCCGCTGTTCGGGTGTGAGCGCATACTTTCTTTTGCTCCAAACGTCTTGACGGTATGTTCCCGTTATATAGTCAACGGTACAAGTACAATTATCATGCTTGTGGAAAATATCCTCGGGTGCGTCTTCATACCGAAACCGCCCTGCAAGGCTTGCGCACCAGTCGCAGCATTTGCCGTTTGTCTGCCTTACAAGATAAGTCTGCAAGCCTGCTTCATCTCTGAATCTTGCGTTTTCTTCAACATAATCATCGAAAAAGCTTTCCGTCACATTTCGCACCGGTGAATCTAATCTGCGCTTTATCGTTTCGCTGTCGGCTGTTTGGTCTGCGGCGGCGTTTATTATCTTGTGTACTCTTTCCTGCGGGAATTCGGCTTTCTGCGGCTCGATACGTATATTCAATTTGCTGTCCGTCTGCTCCTGCACCGCCTGTGCAGCCATGTTCAAAAGGTCGTAATTATCTTTGAGAGTACCGCCCAAAATTTTCTCGGCAATATTGTAATAAAGTGTTCCGTTCGGCAGATTTTCGGGCACAACATTCTTTGCTATCGCCGCCGACAATGCCGCCCCGCATTCCTTTGAAAAAAGTGCAGCGTCGTGCATAGTGCCTTTGCCGCCTTGTATGCGTTTCAAAAGCTTTGCAAGCCTGCTGTCGCTGTCGCCCAATTCTCTGCGAAAATCGGCTCTTATAGCCCTTAAAAGCTCCTCGCCTACATCAGCCATTGTCGCCCTCCATGCCTGTTAAGCGGCGAATATTGGCAGCTCCCAGATAATCGGGCACAGCCTGATTTATTTTTAAAATTGCATCGCCTAAAGCTCCCAATGCTGTGCTGTCGGGTTCAAATATCGGCTGCCAAGTCGGTATTGTCTTACAAAAAGCCTTGCGTTCATACTCGATATTGTCACGTACGCAAGCGGAGAGATACCCCACATTCAGAAGACCGCTTCCGAATGTGCGCTGCGCTTTTCGAGCGGTCAAGCGCAGATTTTCGTGACTTGCTTTTATAGCCTCTGCCGACATCGGGTTGTTTGTGGCAAAGCCCAGATCGTCAAGAGTTAAGCCCGTTTCAGCGGCAAAAAGGCTTGCAATGCTTTTAAGCTGTTCTATGTATGGTGTCATGCTCTGCTGTGTGAACTGCCCGACCGTAGGTTTGTCGTTGTCGCTGTCTTTGTCTATCCTCAAAAAACTTGACATAGCCGCAAGGCGGTTGTTGAATTCTGCGTCCTCGCTCATACCGAGAACATACTTCTGCGGAAAAGAATAAAACTCCGCAGACACCTCGGAGCGTTTGAGAGTGCGCATAGCCGTCTGCATAAGGTTCATACAGGCTCGTGATATCCTGCTGTGCCCAAAAGGGCGTACAGCGTCGGGACGGTAGATTATCGGCACCAATAAAGCAAAAGGAGCAGGATTTTCAAACGTATCAATAAGCTTTCCTCTTTCGTAGTACTCGGTGTACTCTTTTGTAAAATAAGCCTCCGATACTGCATTGCCGTTATCGTCACGTTCCAAAACTGCATAGCCTTCATTGAGCATATTTGTTATCGGGTCTATAATTCCCGTTGCGTTGCCGCCGTCTATGACCTGCAAGCGAGGGTAATTTGCTTCATCTGCCGAGATATAGACAAAGCTGCACGAGGCTATCATCGCCGATAATACGGCACTGTCAACGAAAATATCACGGTTATTAAAGTCGAAAATCTCACCGATAACGAAGCTGTCGTTTTCAAAGCGGTCGAACACAACACGGTCGGCGAGAGTGTCAACGGCTTTGGCGCACCAGCCGGAAACTTCTTTTATCCCCTGAAAGCCCTCGGGAATCAGCGGACTGAAATCCTGCACGGTGTTTTTCATTTCGTAGTATCTATATCTTTTAAGCACCCTTATGCGCTTTTGTTCGAGTTTGCGTTTGAGGTACTCAATGCCCTTGTATTCTATGGTGATCACGTCCTTTTAGGGTAGGTTTTGCGAGAAATATAAGCACTGACGCGGTTTGTATGTTTGGGTGTTTTTATTTGAGGGTACTCCCCCCCATATGGCTAAACCGTTCGCCAGTCGTGCGACTGTGGCAGGTTCCGATTTGACACAAGCTGAATATCGTTGTCGAAGATTTGTTTTTCTATCAGCTTGTCGGACTTCTGCCTGTTACAAGTCCAATGCGCAAGCTGTAAGTTAGCCATATCGGACGGATGACCGCCCTTTGCAACCGGAATAATATGGTCAATGCAAGGGGAGAGCGGGTGCGGATACTTCAAAGAAAAATCTACAGGTTTACCGCAAATGCCGCACACCGTTTGCGTTTGGTATATAATTTTCTTGTTGGTGCGGAACTGTGCCTGATGTGTTCCGCTTCTGTCGGGGCGTTTGGCAGGCATTGTATCACCTATTTTTTATACTGTATTAACGCAAAAACCGCCCCGTAAGTCAGGAGCGGTTTTGCCGATGGAGTGCAATTACTAATGACAAAAAGAAAGGGAATGCAGCTTTCTCATACTCTGTTTAACAAGGCACTGTTATGTCAATATATCGGTTATGCGCCGTAAATTTTTGCTGTGAGTGCCTTTTTATAAAGACAGTGTGTGACGGTGGGGAGCGATTAAGTACCGCTCGCCCGTCCGTCCTCTTATCTCATGATACCATTTTAACATATTTCTTACTGACATTCACTGACATTTACTGACATATGCACAGATAGCCATTTCAAAGCGTCGCCGTGAATACGATAGATT